TGTAGGCTATGGAAGAATTGTAGTAGTCGCCAACAAGCTCAGACACCGCCCCTAGTGGGTATTCCGTCGAGTTAGGTATCTCGTCATAGGCTTCCTGCATGTACAAAGGCACATCTAATTCACGCAACCTAGCTAGGTAATTAGGCGGATAAAAGGATGGGATAGCCTCCTTTATACACTCTAGTGGGTGTACGTCAAAGAGCCTATCAAAGTAGGGAAACCTTCCATTATCCCACGGCAAACCCCACACCTCCCAATCAGGGTCGGTGTAAGGAGCATCATCGTGAGTCGATGGAGAAAGCCCTACAATAGCGACTTGCTTCATCTACTCATTTCAGTGATGTAGACCGATGCTGTACCTGTTCCAGTAATTGCCGCGCACTTATCTGAACCATTTACTAGGAACAAATATGGGGTGTCCGCTGCAATGTATGTTGAAGTTGTTGCAGCAGTGGGCGATGCACCAAAAGCCACGAAACAGGCAGCAGTTGCAGTCACCATGACTGCCTGTATTTGGGGCGCAAATGCAGATGTTGCGGTGGCACCACTGGAAGTAGTCGCGCTTAATGTGTGGGTTGTAGCTTGAGGTCTTAAAATGTTACTTAGGTCAATCATATCTTTTTACCTTATATGTTGGTCGGGGCTACTTTGAAATACTTATAGTCGGGATTATTGATGTAGGCGGCTAGAAGTTTTGAGTCCTTTGCCACCTCACCATTAGAGTCCTGCATCCACTTCTCCCATATAGTAATTGGGATAGAAGCAGCATGATGCCATTCCCCCCGCTTACCAAGAGAGAGTTTATCCCCGTAAGCATTGTACTTCGCCTTATTATCGTCAAGTATCGGAGTAGCATTTTGCGTAGTCTTGAAGTTAAAGGTATTGTCAGTTTGGTCAAACTGCATCTCGGTGCTACGAACACCATCATTTTCAAGGATAAACTTAGATGACATAACCTATATCCGCCACTTTAGGCGCTCCGTCTTTGGGGTCGTTAGTCACGTATGCCTCCCTAAGCCACTCACCGGGAGTTTTGTGCTTAGGTGTGGCTTTGGCCTTCTTCGACTTGGTTGTTTTCTTACTCTTACTCATCTCTTCCTGCTTCTAGGCTTTAATCCATAACCACCGCCCGTACGAGTACCTCTAGCAACACTACGACGACCACCCGCAGACATTCTCTTACCCGATTGCTTTCCTCTGGTCATGCCTAGTTGTTCGTCTTTCCTAGCGTTGTAGCCTTGTGGTCTGCCCGTCGAGATACCACCGGGTCCACCGGGTTTTCTAGGCGGTCGTCCGGGTTTTCCGGGCCGTGTTGGTCTGCCGGGTCTTGCTGGCGGACGTGGGGGCCGGGTTGGCTTGCCCAGTGAAGGGCGTCGTCTTGGTGCTACCATATTATTCCCCTAAAGAAAGGGGCGGGTTTCCCCGCCCCAACCTTGTTAGCTCACAGATGCGAGAATGCCGCTTGAGGCTTCGTTCTTTGAAACGAGGCCGTATTCGGCAACGAGCAACTGTTTTACTGAGTCACCTGTCTTTGCAAGATCAACTGTCTGGAAAGGACGTAGCCATGCAATGGCCCAATAATCCATGTCCAAAAAGAAGATGTTTGCAGCAACAGAACCCGGACCATCCGCAGCTAAGTTCCGATCTGGTACGATCTTGAACGTACCAAAGTCGGAGACATAGATATCGACAGCTGCTACAACTGCAGCCGGAGCTTCCTTATTAGCAGCAGTACGGAGCTCGGATACCGTCTGAGACAGAGCAGAGATAGTCTGCTTGACATTTGATGGAACAAGCATCATGTCAGGGTTACCACCAGCATCATAGCATTTCTTAATGGTTGCTTTGATGTTGACTTCTGAAGCAGCAGCCGTTGATGTGTTGTTTACCATCAAAGTCTGACCAGTAGCACCAGCACTTGCACTACCACCAGAGCCACCAGCAACATGACTGGTAGCTAACCATGCAGGAATACCTGCAGTCGCCCGTGCTTCAGTAGCATCGCCTTGAGCGCGTATGACATTCTGAGTGAGCATGGATTCCATGTCTCTCTTCATACGTTTGCCGTTCTTAGCGAGCTGATAGGCCTGGTTTTTACCATGCCCGGCATAGTTCATTACCTGATCTGTACCGGAAGTTTGGTTTACATATTGACTTATCTGTGTGTAATTTCCAAGTCGCACAGGAAGCACCCTAGCATCAGCACCGATATTATCGTCGCCCTCAATTTTTCTGTTAGCAGCGCCAGCAGTAATTGAGTCTGTTTGCCATTCAAAGAATGTGTTGTCAGCAGTGGTTTTAGCACAACCTGACATAAAGGGTGTATCCATAGGAGCGATATTGTAAATCACGTCAGACAAGTCTTCGCGTATCGCCACAGCACCATAGGTGAGTGACGTATTATTAGCAATTGCCATTTGTGTATCCTCTTAGGAGTTCATCATATCCTCAAGCAAAGTGACCGCATCGTCGATGTGGCCTGTTTGCTTCAGCCGTTTCATAGACTTAGTACGCTTACCCTTTTTATCCGCTGATTTACTCATACCTTTTCCCGACCTCACCACTCTTGGCTTATTCTTCAGCTTCTTCGACTTTACGTCAGAAGTATTTAGCTTGTCATAAAGCATTGCTTTTCTTAAAACCAGAAAGTGTCTATGATCTACTAATTCAGAGATCTCTTGATCTGCGAATCCCTGTTGTTTAGCATAGTCGCGTAGGCCAAGACCAATCTCACGCTGCTTCTCTGGATCACCCCATTCAGGTAAAGCACTTACTAAATGTTTATGCTCCTGTTGAAGGGTCTGAGCGTGCAATTTCTTGGCGTCTTCAGACTGTTTATGAAGCACGGATTGTTGTTCGTGCTGCATCGCCTGTATACGCTCTTGTAACTCACGATATTCCTCTCGCTTTGTTACGTACTCTATAGGGTTGGTTTCTTTCAGCGAATCCCAATCAACCATAGCAAATTGGTCAAAGTTCTGACCAGTATTGTCAATGATGTTTTGGAGAGTCTGCATGTACTGTTGTCTTTCATTCCGAATCTGGTCGGTTTCAGCAGCCCACATTTGAGCGACTGACTCGGCCTTTTTACGTTGTTCGGAAATCTCTTGCGTTTTTCGCGTGTAATCTGACTGTCTTGAATATCCCTTCAGGAGTTCGTCAAGGCTTACTTCCTGCTCTTCACCATTTACGGTGACAGCATAGAGAAGGTCCTCTTCTTCCTCTGTCTGGTCGTCAGCGCCTTCGTCGTCCTCTTCTTCGGACTCTTCAGGCTCCTCTTCCGTAGTTTCCGCCTCCTCTTCAGGTTGGGCTTCCTCTTCTTCAGTGGGTTGCTCTTCTTCAGTTTCAGGTGTTTCCTCTGCAGGTTCCATCATCTTCAGTAGAGCGTTTTGCGCCTCTATTAAACCACCTTCTTGCGCGTTTCCATCGGGTGCAGCTATCTGCGGGGCTTCTTGCTTATCCGCCATAATAAAATTCCTCTTAAATGAATGGGTGTTGCTCGGAGAGTATCTTGTCCATGTGTCCAGATTCAACTATGGACGTTATATGACTGTGCACTCTGTCGAGCAGTCTCATTGCAAGCCAGATAGATTCTCTGGCCTCAACTTCTGTTGAACCGCTTGCATTCCAGCGATTCAGTAAATCTTCCCTTAGCGTAGTAAATGCCTCGTTAAGTAGGGGGTCGTCGAGTAGTCTCTGCGCTCTTAGTTCTCTTTCCTGATCGATCATGTAGCTCCTATCGCCACCGCCCGTTTCTGTTCACGCTCTAGCTGAAGTTCCGCCATCTTCAGTTGAGCATCCACTTGCCCTTCAGCAGCCTCTAGCTGAAGTTTCTGCTGTTTGATCTGGACTTCAGCGATCTTTACATCCAGCTCTCCCTTCTTCAGCTGCATCTCTGCTTGCTCCATCTGCTCTTCCGGACTCGGACCCTCTGGTTCAGGCTCAATATCCTCTGGGTTAGTCAGATAGTCTTCTACGTTCTGGAAGCCCATGTTGCGTAGCATCGCAGCTCCCATGTTGTATATGTTCTGCTCATTCACTATAGGTAGCCCACCAGACATAGCTTCAGTTGCAAACTGCAGCATGGTAGACAAGTGCATCAGCTGCTGGTCACGGTTACCGTGTCCTATACCTACAGAAACAGAACAATCCATCTTATCGCGCCACATATCAGGCCGTACTTCAGTCCACTCGTTGTTCAAGAGAACAACCCTCTCCTT